AGATGAAGAAGAACTTGAAGAGTTTATTGACACAGTTATTGAAGTAGAAGAATTTTTGGAAGAGTTTGAAGAAGTAGAGATTATAATTATAGAGGACATAAAAGAGTTAGATATTGATTTAGATGACTGGGATACTGAATTTGAAGAAATAGAAGAAGAGGAAGTTATAGAGGATGAGTTACACGAAGAGGATGTACGAGGAAATGACAATGAGGAACTTGAAGTTTTACCACCGAAAGATGATGCCGAAGAAATTGAAGAGATACTTACTGAAGAGATGGTTGAAGAAGAGGTTGAAGAACTAGAAGAAGTCATAGAAGAAATCATTGAAATAGAAATAGAAGAAGATTTATCTGATGAAGAAATTGAAGAAGCCATTGAAGTATATGTGCAAGAACTCGACACCGAAGAAGTTGTAGAAGTATTAGAAGAAGTTAATGACATAGGTGTGCAAAACCTAGAACAAGCTACAGAAGAAGTACAAGAAATAGTTCAAGCTGTTGTTGAAGAAGCTATAGAAGAAATAGAAGAGCTTACAGAAGAGCAAGTTGAGGTAGTTGCAGAAGTTCTACAAGTACAAACAGAAGATGTTGAGATTATTGCAGAAGCTGTAAAGGAAGATGAAGTAGTTGCAGAAGCTGTTGAAGAGTATGTTGAGAGAGCTGTAGAGAACGCAGATGTAGAAAACTATACACTTGCTGATGTAGTTACAGAAGTACAGTTCGAAACATTTTTAGAAAATCCAATAGAAACTTTTGTCGATATAGATTTTACAGATATAAGTATAGGAACTATAGGAGATGACATGACAAGTGACCAAAAAGAAAAAGCTCAGGAAGTGGTTGTGCCAGTTATTCTGACTAGAATAGCTAGTATGTCAGTTTTTGTTTATAGGAGAAACAATGTTTAAACAACTAGCTAAATGGTTTGTAGAAGCAGTAAAAGAAACATTGAATCTTAGTTGGACTTTAGTAGGTTTAGTAATAGCTACGCTTACTCTTACTGGAAGTGCTCAACAAATAACAGGACTGGCAACTTTAATTACACTGGGAATATGGTTATTGACCATTAGTTTTAGAAAATGAGCTCGGTGGAAATACTGTACGAACAGAAATGTACAGCTAGACTTATTAATGGTACATGGGTTACAGTATGTAACTGTAGGTATGGTGTACATTCACATAGTGAAATAGAAAAACGAGTAATAAAGAAGGTGAGAGATGAAATTACAAGTTGTTAGAACTCAGCTAGGCAAAGATGCGACCAATGGTCTTTTATTTATTGATGGGTTGTTTGAGTGTTATACATTAGAGGACCAGTATCAAGCAGTAAAAGTTATGCACGAGACCTGCATACCTGAAGGAACATACGATATAAAACTTAGGACAGTTGGAGGTTTCCATGAACGCTACAAAAAGAAATATCCTACATTCCACCGAGGTATGTTGTGGATTCAAGATGTTCCAGGATTTGAATATATACTGATACACCAGGGAAACACTGATGAGCACACTTCAGGTTGTCTCATAGTTGGTGATAGCCAACAAGATTTAGATGTTAATTTTAATGGTATGGTCGGAAGTTCAGCCAATGCGTATAAAAAATTATATCCAAAAATATCTGCACAGTTATTAGCAGGTAATGAGGTGACCATTGAGTACAGTAAAATACAACTAGAGGCTGAAGAACCATCAGATATGTATGAGAAACTACAAGAGATAAGCGGTGAAATCAAAGTATTGAATGCTAAACTTAGTGGTAGGAATATTACATAATGTCGGATTTATTTGAAAAAAATAATAGAAAAAGAAACCAAGATGGCACATTTAAGAAAGATGTGGGGTGGACACCTTGGAATGAAGCATGGAGTTATAAAATGAGTGAAGAACTCAAAGATATGCTAGAACGAACTGTTTGGACCTTCATTGAAGCGTTCATTGGTGCTTTAGTTGTAGCTCCACTTGCAGGTGTTGATGCAGATTCATTGCAATTAGCAGCCATAGCAGGTGGTGGTGCAGCTTTAGCGGTTGTAAAAGCATACGCAAAAAAACAAATCAGTAAGTAGTTTTTGTCACAATAACACTGTATACTATTCTTGACAGGGCAAAGGAGGTATCATGCCAAATTTTCCAAAAGAATGGGGAAACAATTTCTATAAATCTGGTTGGCAACCTGACATAGAAGTCAATGAACAAACAGGTTTAGGACACATAACTCATGTAGGAACAGACCCTAATTACAGGACTAAGTTTGATGAAATACTGCGTGATTGGGGATTCGACCCAAAGTTTTACGAAATAGAAGGTGCTGTTCGAGCAAGTAGTTGGAACGCACAGCTCAAAGGTGGTGAAACAACCACCTTTTTTGCATTTAAGGGTGTAGTTAAAAAGAAAAGACCAGGTCACGATAAATACTTTCAGTCCTTGTTTAAACAAGCAGGTAAGAAACCACCTATTACAAAAAAATTTAATGCAGGAGATACTGCTTTTATGTGGTTTATGAGTGATTGGCAACTTGGAAAGAAAGATTTTGGTGTAGAAGATACCATAAAAAGATACGACCAGGCTTTGCAAGATGGTGTAAATAGAATAAAAGATTTGCGTAAACTTGGAGTAGAGATAGATGAGATTTATATGGTGGGAATGGGTGACCTCACAGAAAACTGTACACCTTTCTTCTTCGAATCACAACCCCATTCAGTTAGTTTGTCATTGATTGAGCAGTATGCTTTAGCAAGGTCAATGATAATGAAGACCATAGATACATTCCTTCCTCATTCGCCAAAACTTGTATTAGCAGGAGTTCCAGGCAATCATGGTGAGATGACAAGAACATCAAAAGGACAGGTTGCTTCATCAAGATTAGATAACAGCGACACTATGCACTTAGAAATATGTAGAGAGATTATGTCTGCAAACCCAGACAGATATGGAAAAGTAGAGGTAAATGTACCAGATGGATTTCATCAAACATTAATTATTAAGGGTAAGAAGGTCAGTTTTACACATGGTCATATGAGCGGTGGCTCAGGGAATCCTGAAGCAAAAATAGAAAATTGGTGGAAAGGTCAGATGTATGGTTGGCTTCCTCCTGGAGATGCAGAGATATTAGTTACAGCACACTATCATCATCTTCGTATGAAACAACAAGGTGATAGAACATGGTTTCAATGCCCTAGTATTGATGCAAGTATAGATTTTACAGCAAGAACTGGATTGTGGTCACACCCAGGAGTTTTAACATTTACTATAAATGATAAAGGTTGGGATAATTACCACACTGTTTAAACAGGTATCTCTTTGTATGGTTTTTTATTACCTCTAAAATCTAATTCAGGATAATATTTCATAGGTATATCATCATTCATCCATATCTCTCTCAAATCTAAATGATTAAACCATTTTGGGTCTGCATATTTATTTGCAAAATACATTAGTCCTACCTTAACTTCCTTATATCGAGAACCTTTATAAGCCATCTCCTGTATCTTGTAGTAGTCATCTTCTTTTAATCTATTAGTTCCTTTGACTTCAATAAAATAGATAAAATTATTTTTAACCATAATGTAATCAGGTAATAAAAGAATCTTTGTTGCAAACCAAAACATACTTAACTTATTTTCTTTTGGGTCTGTTCCTACCTTTAGCCAATCTTTATACTCCTCATGTCCACCTGCTCTTAAATATTGTTGCATTGCTAAATCTGCCATATCTTCGCCTGAGTTTCTCATGTCATAACTGTCTGTGTATTTCATTTTGAATCCATACTGTTGCTTATATTTTTAAGTAACTGAGTAGCGTGTACTAATTTTTTATAGTCCTCACTGTCTATACTTCTATTGTTTTGAATATGAACAACTACTTTGCCATATTCTTTTTCTGTTAAGAAATTCATTATGTTCCTTTCTATATTTAACTCATCATCTAAATCATCAAAACCATAATCTTCATTAAAAAGGTAATTCAATTTCATCCATCCCTTGTTGTTTCTTCAAAAGCATTGCGTGACATTCCTTGTATTCCCAACTATATGGGTTTGATTCACTTGTTTGTTTATATCTTCTTCCACAAAATATATTTCCTTCTTGGTCTGAATAGGTTATGTTGCGTAAACCCTTGCAGTCATACTCTTGTTTACATTTCGTATCAGGTGGAGGAGGTATATCAAAGTTGAAATCAGGGTATCGGGTCTTGATTTTTTCAATCAACTTATCTAAATTACCTCCACCTGCCTTCTCTAACCCTTCTTCATGACCCATCTTTGAGTGACCAAGTTTCAGTGTCAATCCAATCAAAAATATTTTTCTTATTAGCTTTACCACTATTTAAGAAAGCCTTTGCTTTTTTAACCAGTTCAATATCGCCATCATCAGTAGCTTTTGATACACATTGATTAAATGTATTTAGTTGCTTTTCTGTTGGTGGTTCACCTTCCCATTTACCACTTGGTATGTCTTGTATTTCTTCTACATCACCAAACACTTCTTCTATTGGTGTCTGTGGTTTTGTTGCTAACTCTTCAAAAATATCTAAATACTTTGACATCTCTTCATTTGTCCAAGCCTCAACATCATTTGATAAGCCTGACTGTTTAAACGCTATGCCTTTATATTTTTTCACGACATCATCAGGTAAATTAAAATTACTTATAACAGCATTTAGTTGATTAGCATTAGCTTTAGAAGGGGGTTTCCCAGTCTCTTGTGCTACCTCTTTTTTTTTAGGTTCAACCTTTGCTTCTTCATCTTTAGTGATTACCTTTTGCATTTCTTCTTTAGTAGCCTTCTTTTCGTTTTTCTTTGCAAATCCTGCATTGAATAAACTTCTACCAAAGCTAGATGTTGTAGCGTTTTCTACCCATGAATACTCATTAGCAAAACCATTTTTACCTTTTTCCTCCTGAGCTAAATCACTACCAAGAAGATTTCCTTTGTCATCATAAACTTCTGTTTTTACAATAACATTTGTTAGGTCATCATTTGTTGCTACTAAATCAGCAGTTAATCTACCATTAGGATATTTTTTTCTAAACGCTTGTACTCTTTCTTCTACTGTTACATAATCTTCTAAATTAAATTTAGCCATTTGTAATGTATTTCCTTTCTGTGTTATAGAGGTTCATCTCAGCTTGTTGCATTTTTAACATTTCTGTTTGTGTATAGGATAGTATCGTTGAGCTTTCCATATTTTCTTCTAAAGATAAAAGCTCATCTTGTTCATAACCTAATATGTACATGTTTCTTTCTATATAGTTACAAGCCATATTTCCAGATGTTGTCCATCTTCCACTCGGATAATTTATGCCTTGCTTCTTGTTTAAACAACTGACAACTTTGTCGTGCATTTCATCATGACCTTCATCCTCATTTACTAATGGTAAATATATTATGTCTCCTCTATAAATAAAAGGAATTACTTCTTTACCCTTTGTTGCAACAGTTTGAAAATATTTTTTACCATCTCTTGCAAATACTCTTACTTGTAATTTCATTTATTACCTTCTTTCTTATCCATAGCTTTCATAAAATCCAATTCAGAATAAAGAATCGTTCCATCAAAATCCTTAATTGGCTCAAAGTATTCTTTGTTTGTTCTTACAGAAAACTCATATTGTTTTCCGAATAGTTTAAATCTTAGAAAAGTTTTCCAAGATGTCTCTTTAGTCCAGGGCAATCTCCACCTCCAATCTTGTATTGTCCAATATTGCATATACTCTTTGTCTTGTACAACCTAATACCTCTGCAATTTTTATTGCTGACATACCATTGTCAAAACAAAACCTTATCATTTCATCCTTTTGTGTATGTAATTTTTTAAGTTCCTTTGTATGTTGCTCTATTTTATATTGCACCTGTGACAAATTTTTTCCAAGTGCTTCTGTATTGATAACCATTACTCCTCCTCTTCTATTTGTTTTGCTATCCTCATTGTGTTTTCGTTATGGTCTTCTACAAATTTGTCCAACAACTCACCTATTTTTTTTGTGTTTAACTTTGTAAGTATTGGTGTTGTAGTTACTTTTTGTCCACCACATGCGTTAGCTAGTGATACTGCCCATTTTTTTATACTCTTAGGCTCATCAAATATGTTTGACATATTCCCTCTCTTCTATCTGTTGTTTGTTAGCTTGTTTGTAGTTCAACCAACTTTACCATAAACATGCTTCCAAAATCTTTGAGTTCTCTAACTTTACATAATGCTTCATGCTTGTTATCAAACTCCCATGTCACCCTGCCTCCATACATGCTGACACTTTGTACTTGATAAATCATAGTTCCTCTATGTAAATATAAGTTTAATTATACTCCTCCTTGTCTATATATGTAGACTATTTATTTTTTTTTTGGGGGAGCAGGTGGTTAGGAAACAATGAAAGAAAAAAACTAACCACCTGTTTAAACATAGAGCTATTCTTCAATAACGCCTGTCTCTACATAGTACCTGTGTAGGTCTGCTTGTTGCTCTTGATTCAACATACCTACAACAAAGTTGTACCTATCTAAATCAATAGCGTTTAATCTCTGTTGTTCTTTATATCCTTTGCGTAATGCGTAGTTATCTGCCATTACACCTGACATAATCCAACTAAATATTGCGATTCCTATTACTATGTACATCATTATTCCTCCTTTGTAATTTATTAATTCTATATAATGCTTTTAGTTTCCATATTGTGAATTTAATTTTATTCATTATTCCTCCTCTTTTTTAAAATCATATCCATAATGTTTAACATCATATAAGTCTGTTGCATCCACATGAAATATGTCTATTGCTTCTTGAAAATCATCAGTCTGTGGAATATCCACTATGAATGTTTCAGTAACTATCATTTTCATTATTCCTCCTCTTGTATTTCAAAAGTTATTGTGTTTGCCTCTAAGTTATCCATATACTTTAGACCTAAACCACCTTTGTAATTCATGCGATAAGCTACCTCAATAGCTTCTTGTTTGCTATCTGCCTTAACTATATCCTCCCATACAACCATGTTTTGTTGTCCATATACTTTGTACTTCATTATTCCTCCTCTGCTTCTTCTTTGTCTTGTTTAAACAAGTAGCCACCCTCTTGCGTTTTGTTGAGTAAATCAACTAGGTCATCTTTTGTTTTTGGATATACCTCAACAACATAATCTCTACTTGTATCCTCATCCATTTGCTCCCAACTGGCTATTTGTTCTTCTGCTTGTTTCTTTGTCTTGTAAAATAAATATTGTCTGTATCCTTCTTCAATATAAGATACACAATATATTTTTAATCTCTCCATTATTTCCCTTTCTTTAACTTTTCATATTTAAATTCATCTATTAAATATTTATCATCCCAATCATACC